TTCTGCCACGCAGCAATCTGGGAGATGGGAGACGTTAGAGGGTAACACGCAGTTATCACGCACGCGTTTAGCGTTGCGTGACGCTGAGATGTGTAGGCTTGGCGTAGACATGATGACTGCCTTGTTGAGTTTCAATAGGGCAGATGATGTTGCGGAATGCTATCGGTCGCTTTATGCGGCGGTAGAATCAGTGAACACGATGATCCGTATAGGCTACAAGGCTAATGTAAAGAAGCAGATTGTTAGCCGGCGCACAGTTATTTATTTTAGGATTATCTATGCAAATGGCTCCATGAGGGGAATGCCTGCACGGACGATCTATTCGATAATAACAGGTCCGCCATCTAAGGAATCGGGGAAGCTACCACACAATGTGTCAATTATAAGTGCGTATGCTACTAATGCGGAGCGAGCTGTCAGACGGGGGTTAGAGCCTAGCCTTATGGTTAGACTTTATACTGAAGTCTCTCATTATTTCGCTTTTATCTCTGTTGCTACTAAGATGCAAGGTCAATTTAGCATAACTTTAACTGCAGCGGAGAAGAAAGACCTACGGGCTATCGGTGGTGTATACCACGACAACCTGATACGTTTCCGCATACCACGTGATGTGTTAGAGGCCGCGCCCGTTAATGGCGGCCTTGGCATACTCAAACCTGGCCAGTTTAACTTTGATATGACTAAGAGTGCCAGTAAGCCAATTTTACCAAGACTTCTCGCAATAGCTTCGCGGGATTTGATGAGTAAGGCTACAAGCGAAGGGCCCCTACCAGGGGTAGATGACCTGGCAAGCCAGGCCAAAAGATACATGGAGAAGTCTCTGGGAATACAAGTACCAGAGCGAGCGGTACAACGTTTCCACCTGGATACGCAAATTACGGCGGTTGGAGCTTCGGGCACCGGCATTATTAATATTGCACGGCGTCGATTGTCTCTGCTTTCGATGTTGCGTGTACCGCGTGGCGTTGGGCGCGGCTCGACGACATTTACAGTCGAGCAACGAGTCTTGACGGCTGTGCAGCAAGTGCATAACGTCTTCGAGGATGTGAAAGAACGGAAGGAAGCAAGTACCATTAGTTGGGAACGCATCGAACAAGGGACGTCGCATCTAAGAGCTCCTCCTGCCTATGGCTGTTTGAAGAAGCTATGGTATGGTTTGGGGCAGTACGTGGCACAAGAGCTGAGGGGAGAAGCACGTCAAGAATTCGTTAATCGCGTGAGCATTTATGCCCAGACAATGAGAGAGCTCACCGTTGTGCTGAGTGGCTCACTGCGGTCTGAACAACTGCTGAAATATTTTCTTGGGGAACTTGAACCCGAGACTAGTGTCAGTAAGATCATACCATCGGGGTTACAGGGTTTTTCGAAAGGTGTCTTTCAACAACTGCTAATACGTCGATTGCAAGAGGATCCCCCCAGCAAGGGTGGGGATTCTTTTGCAGCCTGGTTTGAATTGCTAGAGCTAGAAGTTATGAGCACCATCTTGCGTGATCTGTACGCGGTGCTACCGAACCTGTTGTTGAATTGAATGTGCGGAGTGATAGTCGCGTCTTTTATTGACGTAGATGGCTACGGGTCGGCTGGAAAAGTTCCGCGACTCTTAACGTAAAATAAAAAAAAAAAAAAACACGAGAACGGAAGAGCACACGCCAGAACAACAAAACAAAGACAGCAA